CTGGAAACTTTTTGATCCCCAAACAGTAATCCTGTTTGTAAAAGAATCACGGAGAGAAATAAGGAGAATCTCTTGGTCTGCTGATTCAATATCAGGAAACCCATTCTCTGCTCCAGTTTCAATATCCAGAGTAAATGTGCGAATGAGAGAAGAGTCGAAGCGAATTTCGTCATCGGGATATGCTTCGTTGATATACTGATACAAGTATCTAGTATTCCCATGAATTTCAAAACCCTCAACTCCATCATATTGATTGATAAACTGCCTACAATCATTAATAGAGCCTGGACGAACTTCCTTGAGGAAACGTCCATCCAGACTCTTGTGGTCTGATTGCTTATTACTAAGCACATACAGTTTAGGATTGTAATTCACACGATACTGAACACGCTCACCTTTCTCATAACCACGAACGAGGATGCGATTCCCCGCCTGTTCAATGTTCGTATAAAACTTCATGCGTCAACCTACGGTCTTCCTGTAGTATTCTAGCACAGAAAACGACGGATCGCAAATGGTCAGGATGTCATCTGCTCGCATGTAAATTTGAGTTTGATTAGAATACTTCGGAAACTTTTCCAAAAGAATATAATCCGATTGAGTGACTGTTACTTCGTTGCCATCTTTATCGATTTCTTTATCGATACTTTCACCAATGAAAAGTGCGTCTGGATTACGAACGCTTTTATAATCGACATTAGAATGATCCCAATAAGTCAAATCAGTTATCCTATATGGATTCGTCAATAGACACTCAGGACTCTCTTCCCTTTCTTCAATTTCCGCAATAAGATATTCTTGATTTTTTAAAAGTATTAGTTGAATTACTGTTTCCATATCAAATTTCCTCTAAAGATTCTGGTAATTCTATACCAGATTTTTCCATGTCATCGTCATCTTGATTTATATCTTTACCATACTTAGCAAGATAGGTATTTAAAATATTTTCCTCAACTTCGCCAATAGCAACTATGGCTTCGTATGGTATTTTAAATACTACATCTGAACTGTATGGGATCCATTTAGAAAAATTAACTGTGTAGTTGCAAGGGTTGCCTTCTGCATCCATCTCATTAGTTGGTATCATGCTCAACACATGTGGATGTTTAATTACAAAACACACACCCTTCTGTTTTTCTTCATCTATCAATTCTGCTATTCCGCAGATAAGTTTTTCCCCTGTTCTTAAAACAATAATCTTAACTTGCATAGTTTAAATCAATATTATACTATAAAAAAGAAAGTGGGGCAAGGGCTGATAGTTGCCAGCCATGCCCCAGCGCCGACGATATTTGGGTTGCCCCGTGACTATTTATCCTCAGTTAAAAACTTAGGATCTAGTTTTCTGCCAATAGTATACGTCGTTCTCTTCTGATGTTCTGGGATGACTTTCTCCAATGAGATTGTTAGTAGACCATCCGCAAAGTCTACAGAGGATACTCTGACCTCATCTGCAAGTTGCCATGAGTTATTGAAGGAACGTTTTGATAAACCTTTGTGGAGGTAAGTTCTTTCAGTATCTCGTTTTGCAACTTTCGAGGTAACTCTGAGAATGTTCTGTTCTGTAGAGACTTCAATCTCCTCTGCTTTAAATCCAGCCAGAGCGATTTCAATTTCGTAATTAGCTTCATCGTTTTTAACGATATTATAGGGAGGATAGTTCGTATTGTGACCAGACATTGCATCTAGTCGATTGAAAATGCTATCCAATCCAATACCGAATGGGGCATATACTTGCCAAGTTGTTTCCATGATTGTTCTCCTTTAGTAAGCGAGAGTTTTATTAAGACCCCGAAGGCGTCTTCATTATTATATATCAGATAGCATTAAAAAAGGGAGTGTGGAACTCCCTACAAAAATTATTCGGTTACTTCGGTTTTCTTACGACCAATGTTATATTTACTTTCCAGAGTCCATTCATCTTTCTCTTTGAAAGCGAGAACTTTAATCTGGTTCAGAGGAGCAATATCAGCAATCGCTTCCGCGTTTACAACTTCAATCAGACCCCAATCAGATAGGAGTTGAATGATTCTGTTTCTACGCTGAACATCATTCACCGAAAGATTTGTTTTCTTTCCGTCAAGGGCAAACAGCTCCTTGAAATGAACGATGTAATACTTGCCTTGCTTATGCAGGATATGGCAAGATTGATAGATTTTCTTTTCTTTGCGGGATGCAACACCGATGCGAGTTAGGGTCTCACGAACTTTGAGGAAGTCGTCAGGCTCATTGAGAGTCACCTCAACCATATCAGCTTGCTTCCATTCTACTTCAATATCAGGAGTCATTTCTTTCCACCTTTGTCTACAAGTTTTTTAATGTGTTCAAGTTGATCTTTAGATAAAATTCTCAATGCTTGTAGAGCCTTATCGTCGTTGTAACTATAATACTCCTTAATCGCATCAAGGTATTCTACTTTAGTCTTTTTCGCCCAAGGCGAAAATCGCTTGCGCGGATTGATACTATTTATAAAAAAGTCATATTGCAACTTCTTGTCCAAATGATGATTCAAGTTCATCTCATTGGCAAAAAGAATAGTATCATGAAAAGCAGAAAGACATTTATTCACAATGAAAGGTGGATAAGCTTTCTCAGATTCGTCATCAATAACTAGGGACTTCTTGCTTTGATTGATTGAGGTCAGATAGTCGGACAAACTTGGTTTCGTCATAATTAGTAATCAATAGTTCAGCACGGTCTTTTTGCTCATTCATGTAGTCGCCTACTGAACGCATAGTATAGGTCAAGTCCCATTTGGTTTGATAGTAACCATCATACCACTCCATAAGAGTTGGGTTGGTATTGTAAGTAATCATCCAGCGGTCTTTTACATTCCCCTGAGTAATCCAAGCATGAAACTCTTCATGGTTGAATCCTTTATGCAGTTCTCCTTTCTTACCATAGAGATTATCTTTGATATCATAAGGAGGATCAAAGAACCAGAACGTTCCCACAGGAGCAGATGTCATCATCATATCCCAGTAAGGACCACAGGTAATCTTCCAGTTCTGAATCAGTTCAGAATACTTAGGAAGGTTTGTGATACCACGCATAGTGAAGTTGTGATCACTTGCCTGCGCTGAGAAAGAAGATGATTCAGTCAGACCAGAGAAACTACACTTGTTAACCACATAGAAAGCAGCAGCTCTACAAAGTTCTGGTTTCTCCTCATCATTCAGATCTTGTTTACAGTAGTTGAATAATTCCCTAGCAGAATCGGGTGTGGAATATTCTTTCTTGTATGCCTCTAGGAGAACAAACAATCCATCAGATCTAGTTTGTAACATCTGCCAGAAGTTTACCAACGGAGCATACAAGTCGTTCACCCACACAGGAATATCTGGATATTCTTTCGTAAATGCGATTGCTACACTACCACCACCAATAAATGGTTCACGGTATTCAGTAACATCCTTAGGCATCTTGGGAACAAGATACTTTACTGCGCGGGATTTACCACCAGGATATCTTAACGGCGTCTTCAATGATTTCATTTAAACTTACACTCCACCATAATCTCGGTTAAACAAGCCAAGAGATTAATCTCTTGGTCCGCCACAAAGGCAATCTGATATTGATACTTAGCAAGCACAAGAACAGCAGCGGGAATAGACTGACCTTCGAGCACTTCGCTCAGGGCAGTATAGATTGTACGAATGATAGTATTGGGATCACTATCCATATTATCCACAACCCACTGACGAACAACGTTGTATTCCTTACCCTTCATCGCTCGCATGAGCTGGTCGATATTCACATCAGCAATATCGCAGAGCACAGCAGAGTCAAGGGAACCGCTCGCTGAGTGGCGCTGTGCTTCGTTCAGAAGGCGCCTCCAGTCGGGGTAGTAGCGTTGGATCAGTTTGACCAGCACCTTGTCCTCATATGCCACGCCAGAGGCGTCTAGGATGCCCTTCAGGCGCTCGAAGAACTGTGCTTGGAGTTTCTGCTGCTCGCTGCCCTTGATGCGGAAATCAACGACCGTACAGCGGGAGTGCAGAGGTTCGACAATTTTGTTGATGAAGTTACAGGTGAAGATAAAACGACAGTTGCTGTGGAACTCTTCAACGAAGGCGCGAAGAGATAACTGAACGTCATGAGTGGTATTATCTGCCTCGTCAATGATGACGACTTTATGCTTACCACCACCAGTTAAACTGACAGAACTGGCGAACTGTTTTACGCGGGTACGAATGGTGTCAAGGAAGCGACCTTCATCAGAACCATTGATAATGATGTAGCTAAGGTCGAGTTCTTCACACAGGGCTTTGGCAACAGTAGTCTTACCAACGCCAGGAGGACCAGACAGAAGGAGATTTGAAATCTCTCCTTGCTCAATGAATCCAGTAAATACTTTCTTTAACGAATTAGGGAGGATACAATCTTCAATCTTGTGAGGACGATACTCCTCCACCCACAGAAATTTTTTCATCAAGGTTCAAGCGCAATGTAATATGTAACGTCAAGATTAAGATGCTTCCATTCAGAAATGTGATGCTTGGAAACACCAACCGCATAATCTCCTTGAAGGAGACGAATGTTCTCAACCTTTAGGTCGAGAGAATGAGTTCCTTCGAAGGTTCCAGGAACAATGATATCATACGTGTTAGAAGTTGACACTTCATTGTCACGTACTGAGAGAACAATCTCTTCATCGGAACTGATATTCAAGTCAGGCAGTTTGTAAATGCCAGTTGCTTTTTGAATAGCCGCAATATTAGCAGCAGACAGAGTAAACTGAATGTAAGATCCAGGATACTTCACGGATTTATCTGGAGCAGTTTTAAGTGTAATTTCAGGGTCGCTAAAATAGTATTTGACGCGACTGCGCCCATCCTTGATAGTAACATAATCATTGTTATCAAAGACCAAAGAAGGATTGTCGAACAATGATAAACCAGCCAGAAACTGATTAAGATCATATATCGCAAAAGTCTGTGGAAAAGACTCTTCGACATTTGCTGCCGCGAGAATGTTCTCAGCGTTTGAAATAGTTCGTAGCGTGTTTCCTTTTTTAATGATGATGCCATTGTTAATGGTGGCAAAGTTCTTCAGAATATTCAGAGTGGTTTGGGAAAGTGCGACTGTGCTCATTTAAACTCCTGTAGACCGTTCTGTGTGCGAGTGTAGTGACCATCAAAGTTAAGCAGAAGCATAGCATAGTGAATCACTTTGAGAAGATCACGTTTGTTGCGTCCATCCTTATCACCATATCGACTGCCATACTTGAGAATGTTTGCTTGACAGAAAGGTGCAGCAAGTTTTTTAGCTGCCATCAAATCAATAGTTTGGATATCATCGTATCCATCTTCATCACCACAATAGTGTCCATGATAAGTGCTCACAACGTAATCCTCAACGTCTTTGAGGATTTTGTCTTCATTGTATTTCCATTGCATAATTAGATTTCCTTGATAATAGAATCTATCTGTTCAGTATAGCACCTTGTCGAGTAGTAGTCAACCTCCGATGTGTAGAGATAACCAAGATAGCAGACACGGTGCCCATGCCCAGCTATTTCCATAACTTTACATTTGATCAGAAAAACACCCCCATCCGTCTTGCGAATGAGGGTGTGGCGAGAGAGATTATCAAACATCAGCAGTTTCAGTTTGGGTTTCGGTTTCTTTGGGAGCATCAA